GGCCGGCTGGGGCAAAGAATCGACGCCCTACCCCTTCGGCCCACTATTTTGGTGTGGGCCCCGCTGGCCAGCGCAGCGGGTGATCGTCATGCGCCAACCTCCCACTTCATTTTGACTTGTAGCGGATGCGTGTCTACTCTTGGCCTTGACGGACACGACCACGATCCTCCCCCCGCTTGGCCAACGCAGCGCCACCCTGCTCCACGGAGCGAAGCGCCGCCTTCCTCGGGCAGCGTGTAGGTAATGAGCTTGCGATAGCCCAGTGCCTGAGCTGCCCTCCACGACTTGGCCAAAAGCCACGAGTGAGAGTTGCGAGGCGCATCGTCCGAAATGCACAATCGGACCACCTCTAGTGTCCATCCGTCACACAGCGCCCTAGCCATGGGTCGTCCCATGGCGGCGCAGCCAACAACAGACCCGCCAACTGCCGCCCCAAGCCGAAAGATGTCACTCACGTGCGGCTTGTGGTGGCGATGGCATCGCGCAATGAACGCTTGCGCTTCCGATCTCGTCATCGGGACAACCTCTAGCTTCATGCGCTCACCTCGCATCATGCGCCCTCGCACAGGCCCCAGCGGACGCAGCCAGGTGGTTCAGTGTCCAGCAGTAGGAGCTGCCTGCCGCCGTACGCGGTGCGCGACCATGCAACAACTTCGTCGATAGGCTTTGGCGTCATCCGCTTCCCCCTGTCATGGAAGAGACACGGGGGTTGGTACCCGGGAACATTCCTTTTTTTCGGCACCAGTCGGCGAACCCGCCGACCGTGCTTTTGACCTCGACGATAGGCCCAATCTTCTCTGTCAGCGGCCCGCGCAGATACTCGTACGTTGCAGGGTGCTCCCAGCCAGTGTCAGCAAACACTCGGTCGTGGTCGATACCCTGCTCAGCCAGCCACAGCGACAGCGCCGCGCTGTCTTTGCCGCCGCTGATGCTCGCGACAACGCGGCAGCCTTCAAGGCGCTCGTGGTCCTCTGCTGTCAGCTTGTCGCCCATCACCCACCTCCAATGCTCGCCATATCCTTGCCAATCGACGCCAACAGCCGCGGCACCCTGCGCTCTTCCAGCGTCCTCGGCTGGCCACCGCGTTGCTCGAGCCTGTCACGTGACGCTACCTGCCCATAGAGTTCGCAGAAGCGCGCGCGGTCGGCCACATCGTTGACTGACCTGCACAACTCCTTCCAGCCCATCGTGGCCACGCAATGCGCCGTCACGGGGTCACGGAAGCGCGGCGCTGGCTGGTAGCTGCCTACGTCGCTGATGGCGCGGCAGAGGTGGCCCCATTGCTCAAGGGCTACGCCGCCGCCTGCTGGGGCGATTGCGTCGAGCAGCTCTGCGATGGTGGGGAAGAACTTCGCTGTGGCAATGTGCGTCTCAATCGCTTCGCGCGCTGCGTCGTGATCGAACTTGAGCAACATCCGCTCATAGAGTTCGAATGTGCCCGGCTTGGATTTGAAATTGGGAAAGGCCAAATCAAGCATGGCCATCATCTTTGCCGCTTCGCCCTGCGTCATGTTCTGCTTGCTCCTCTGCTAGTAGCCGCATTGCTCGTTGCACTTGGGGAGTCGACGCCGCCGCGCTCCCGCCGTTGTCGAGCGCCATTAGGCTCTCGACTTGCTCACCGTCCCGCAGCAGCGTTGCGATCTTGTCGTACACCGTGGACGTGTCGTTCTGGCCCATCAGATGCGGGTTGCCCCTTCTGCCACGGATGGCGGAGCACAGGTCCCGTGAGCTAAAGCCCTCTTTGATGCGCGCCTTGATGCGCCGCTTCCGGTCGGCAGTGAGCCTGGCCTTGGCGTGCCCAGTCTCGTCTTTCCAAAACTCGAACACCTCGGCGATGGCCGCCGCAAGTGAAGCGTCAGCTTCACGAGTCGGCGAAGCCGACGATAAGGTGGATCCGGGTACGGGTACGGGTACGGGTACGGGTACGGGGCAGGGTTTTGCTTGCGTTTTGCTAGGTGTCTCGCTAGCGTTCCGCTTGGCGTTTGCTAGCGAGTTGCTAGCCTTCCGCTTGCCCCCTATGCGACCGGCATCAACGCGTTGCTTTTGCTGACGTTTCACCTGCTTGGCGGTGGGGTTGTAGTCGACGAAATCGTGGACTTGGTACGAGTCGTCGTCAATTTCATCGAGCAAACCGACTCGCAAAAGGGCCCGGATGTCGTCATTGTCTTCGGAAAACATGATTGCAACCGCTACCGGGATGCGCCCATCTGTCAGGTGATCGCTCGACCAGCAGCCCATGCGAACCCATGCGCCGTAGGCCCGGTTGCCCACCTCTATGACCTTGGCGTGCGAGTGCGCCTTGTCGTCTAGCCTGAACCAAACCACGGCTAGCCCTCGGCTGGCTGGCGCTCAATGCCGAGACGCCTCGCGGCCTTTTCCAGCGACTGAGCAATCGACCACATCACCGGCTTGCGAGCGAGCCACTTTTTCACCGTCCTTGGGTCGACGTTGGTCTCACCGGCGAGCCGAAATACCTCGCGCTTGTCCTCTTTCATGACTGGCATGTTACACCTATGCGCATACGTGCGCAAGCTTGTTCACGCATCAATCATCCTGCCAAAGATGCGCCTCAGCTGCCGCAGCGTCTCGCGATGGTGGTCGCGTTCGCCTTCCAACACCTCATGCGGCAGCTCTTCCGCCGGCTGGCGAGGCGTGAACGTGTCCTCGGCCCAGTAGTGCACATGCGCATCCATCGCTCGGGATGGACAGCGCTCGCTGATCATGCTGTGATCGCCACGACGCTGGCCGCACAGCGCGCACAGCTCGTCATTGCGTGGCGTCACGGCCTGGGCACCTGATCCCAGACGCGGCCATCTAGCTCGGGCATCCTCACGAGCTTGTCGGCAATCATCGCTTGCTTGAAGAAGAACGGCACGCCGGCCTCGACGCATTGATCGCGAAGCGAGCGCACCCGGTCGAGGTCCATCGGCCTCGCGCGCGGGCCGGACTCGCAGCCGACGATGACCCAGTGAAGCGGCGCGTGGAAGCGATCCGCCTGCTCATCGGGCAGCGGGCGGGAGTCAGTCCACGCTTTCAAGTTCACCGGCCCAGTCATCGGCTCAACCGACAGAAAACGCACCCGCGCCGGGATGCGCAGCAGGTGCGGGATGCGTTCGTCCGCAGCCTCTTGGTTTTCGACCGTAGTGCCGAGCCAGATGTTGCGCACAAGCACGTCGTACGGCGCATGTATCGCGATATTCTGCGGTCGCTTCGTCAGCAGTTGCCAATCTAGTCGCGGCGTATTGTAGACGAGCGCCCACAGCTTGCGCCGTGCGAATCTCGTGGCGTCGCGGTCAGGGTGAGCCCCCGGCAGCGTCTCGAACACATCGCACATCGAGCCGCAGAAAACGCGCTGCCGAACGCCTTCGCGCTCCGCCTTGGCGTTCCAGCGGCGCGGCTGCTGCCAGTGCTCATCGCTGAAGAATCGGCGCCGCCCGCCTGGTCCCCAAAGGGCATGCTTTTTGGTGCCGCCGTCGCTGTAGCCGAGGCGGTGGGCCAGCGTTGCGGCGTAGCAGCTGGCGCATCCGGCCGACACCTTGGCGCAGCCCCACCACGGATTGAAGGTGTGATCCGTCCAGGCGATTTTGCTGTTCTCACCCATCGTCGTCGCCCTCCGGCACGTCGTACCCAAGCTCCTCGCAGCCCTTCTCCAGCGCATAGCGGACGGAGCGGATGAGGCTGCTGGGCTTGGCGAGCCATTTGCGCACCGACGGTATTGATACGCCGGTGCGGCCGGCCAGGGTTAGGATTTGTTCTCGTGTCATGATTGCCTCACATGCCCCACCGCAGCCACAGCGCAAACCACGCCGAGGCCGCCACCGCCACGATGGCGCTGAGCAGGGGTATGACGATTTCGTTGATTAGCTGTCGCATTGGTCTTCAAAACTGCCAAAGCTGCGGCTCGCGCTCTGCAAAGATGCGCCTCAGCTGCCGCAGCGTCTCGCGATGGTGGTCGCGTTCGCCTTCCAACACCTCAACCCTGCTCGCCAAGTCGGATGCCATTGCTTCGAATTCGTCGGCCCTCGCCTCGGCCGTGATGGCCCTTGCTTGCCAGTCGCTCATGTCGACTCCCCTTGCCACTCAACTTCGCCAATGGTGGGCCATGCGTCCTCATATGCCACCTGCATCTTGAGGCATCTCACCGAGCATAGATGCCGCTCGCGCCACACGCCCCAGCCTGCGGGCACGGGCAGCGTGGCTCGCTTGGAACGCCACGCGCATGTTACCTTGTCATCCATGGGTCTCCTCCTTCTCGTCTTGCTGTTCCCTCACCTGTGCGCCCTCGACGTGTTGTGCTTTGACAGCGTGCTCAGGCTTGGTCCTTGTCAGCAGTGGGTGGATGCTGTGGCTGAGGAGCGCTGCGGTCATTAGGAACCACCTCGCAGCTGCCATCGCCATTGACGACCACGGCCCAGCTGGGGCCCACCATTGCGCACAGTTGGTCGAGCACACTACCGTCACGCAAGTAGAGCTGCGCCTCAGCAATGGCCTTGAGCAGGTCGCGAGATTTGCAGCGAATAGCGAAGGGGATCACAGCTCGCCCTCCACGTAGACGTTGTGGGTCGCGTCGGGGTAGACGGCGCGCGCAAGGTCAGCCACGCAGCGAGCTCGCAGCATGGCAGCGGGATACTTCTGCCAATTGTCGCCCCCGAGTTTGGCCCGCTTGGCGTCGGCCATGGTCCACGTGATGCGCGTCTCGGTGGGGTTGCCCGTGCGCTTCGTCTCGTAGGTGGCGCGCTCTGAGGACGACTCGACCAGGGCGAAGTATTCGCAGGCCGGATGCCGCAGACATAAGCCCATCATGAGCTGCGCCGATAGCGTCGGCTTGCCCTTGATGAGCGCGATGCTTCGAAGCGCCAGCATTGCGTCGAGGCCAAGACTGCGGCCGGCAAGAATGGTCATCATGACCGCCTCGGCGTTGCCGTAGGCGCTGAACATGCGGCTGTTGAATGCCACCAAGGCGAGCTTGTAGGCCTCGCGCAGCGTGGTTGGCTCCAAGCCGCGCTCCCACGTCGCATCCCGCACGGCAAGGCCGTTGCCTCGCTCGAACGCCTCTGGCTCGCTCTCACGAACAGCAGGGGCTTGTTGCGGCTGTGGGTCAATCTCTTCGGCGGCAGGCTCGTCCATGATCGTCGTCTCCAATGGTTGCATGACTCGTGGTTGCAGAATCGCAGCGCAGTTGATGGGCGCATCGGCATTCAGCGTCGACAGTCGCAGCGACGTGGGCAGCCATGTGCGCGCCTCGATGATGTTGCCTCGCAGCGCTGGCGTGAATTGGTCAGGGTCGTTGGTCACCGCGTCAATCACGCCCTGCACGCCGCTGTGCTCTGCCACGAGCTTCGCTGCCACCTTGCCGCCCACGCGATGCACGCCGCGAATGTTGTCCGAGGCGTCACCCATCAGCGCGAGCCAGTGCGGCACTTCGGCAGGCTCGATGCCGTGCTTCTTGTAGACGTCGTCCGCCGTCATGACCTCGCCCGTCGCCACGCTGATGCGCTCAACGCCCTCGCCAAGGCACGCAAGCAGGTCTTTGTCGCTGCTGTAGATGCTGATGCGATACTCGCCCTCGATGGCGTCGACCAACCACGCCACCGACGTTGCGATAACGTCATCCGCCTCGTAGCCATCGGCGCCGAGGATGGGGTAGCCGTCAGCCTGCAGGATGCCCTGACAGCGTTTGAGCTGGTCAAGCGCGCCTTTGGGCTTGGCTTCGCGGTTGGCCTTGTAGGTAGGCTCCAAGTCCCTGCGCCACGATTTGGGCGAGTCGATGCAGATGGCTACGTGGTCGTAGCCCTGCGCTGTCTCGCGGATTTTGCTCAGGGTGATGCGCTCTGCGGCGCTGCCGTCAGGCTCTTCTGCTGTGGCGTGCCAACCGCGCCAAAAGACGCTGCTTAGGTCGACTAGTAGGATTGTCGTGGTCATCGTTTGCTTCCTCCTTCGCATCTCCGCGCGAGCTCGCCGCTGAGCACTAGGATGACGAGGCCACGCGATGCCCCCTCGACGTCGCCCGCTTCAAGGCGCTCGATGCATTTCTCAGCCACCTCGCCGCACATCTGCACCGTCGTTGATAGCTGTTGCTCGAGGACGCGTATCTCGGCACGCAGCTGGCGTACTAGTGCTAGGTCACCTGTCACGTCGCGCCTCGCGCCTCCCACCTTGCCACCATGGCATCGTCGCGGTCGTCGGCCCATTGATCGCCAGCGCTGTCCATGATGACATGCCACTTCGTCTCGATGTATTCGTCCAGGCCCACCGCTGTACCCGTCTCGATGAGCGTTGACCACGCCATGAGCAGCGACGCAGCGCCGATGGTCCACACGTTGCCACGGTCGTCGCTGATGCTTTGCACGTCGATGTCGCCACCGTCGCCGGGACAATGGCGTGTTGCTCGCGTTGGCATGCCCACAGCTAGCTCTATACTGAGCAGAACGCAGTCGCATGCGTCGCAGCGGCAGTCGCCCCTACAGGGGCATCCCAGCGGCGGCACGAAGATCTCCACGTCGATGTGGTGGATCACTGGCCCACCAACTTTCGTAGCGCTGCCATGCCTTCGCCTGCGCGCATTTCGTCGGACAACTCGAATTGTGTGGCGGCGTCAGCCACCGCGATGATGGCATCGCCGACGTGATTGAAGATGGCGTCTGCCTCATCGGGGGCCAAGGCGGACAACTCTTTGCGCAGGGCCTCGAGCTTGGCGACGGTCTCGACGATGCTGCTGCGGGCGGCGCTGATGGGGTTGGGCTTGGTCATGAGGACACCTCGATATCGCCGCCGTCGAAGGTGATGATGACGCCATCGCCGAACGTTGCCGTTGTGCGACCGCGCTCCCAATCCTGGTCGAGCGTGGCGCCCTGAGACTCGCATTCTTCAGGTGTAAGCATCGAGGCGATGGCGCGATACATGTCGTCCGACGTAGCGGTTTCGCCCGCGATGGTGACGCCGTTGTGCTCAGCCTGGATCTTCTCATGCACCGCGGCGGCACCAACGCCGCCGAGACGGAGCGCGAGGTGCACGACGCTGTCACCGATTTCGAGGTAGGATTGCGCGGTTCTGTAGTCGTGGGGGTTCGTTTTCGTGCTCTTGGGCATGTCGTCTCCTTCGTTGCCCCACAAACATAGTCACGCGCAACGGATTGTCAACGGTTTGGCAACGCTTTTCGTAGAATAGTTGTAACTGCACGTAATTGCATGGCGTCGATGGGGAGACACTTGATGTCCCCCCATCGGCCCACAAACGAAAAAACCCGCCGGCCACTTGGGCCGACGGGCATGCAACGAAGGAGCGAAACGAGGCTGAAGTCTACATGGCTTCCTCAACCATGGCTAGAAATGCCGGCCAGTCCCAGCGACGATCCCCCGGCATGGCAGGATCAACGTGGGTGCTACGACCGAACGCAGCGGTGACAGCAGCGTGGCTTGTGATGCCGCGCTCACCTCGCTTGAGCCCATCAGCATCAACGCGCTCGACGGGTAAGCCCAGTTCGGTGCACAGCGCTGCTACGAGTTGCGCCGTGCGCTCCACCACAGCCACGTCAGCGCCGAACCAATCCGACTTGGCGGCTTGGCCCACAATCTCAACCTGGATGCCGTAGCGGTTCATGCCAGGCGCAGCAAACGCCACATCTTCGAGGGCCACGCATTGGATGAGTTGGTCTGGGCCGACGATGAAATGCGCTGATGCCATCGGCGCCGAGGGCCCGCCGAACCACATGGCCACGTTGTGGGCCACGCCATCGCGGATAGCGTTCTCGGTGCTGTGCAAGACAATCGCTTGCAGCTGCGACAGGTCGCGCCCCGTCTTGCGATAGTTGCGAGCTTGGATGTGCTCATCGACCAGAGCTCGGTAGCCGCTGGGCTGCGTATCCGGGATAGGCTCCGTGGCTGACGCTGCCCACGTCATGGGCCCCACGATGCCATCATCCTGGAGGCCACGCCCCCGCTGCCACGCCTTGGTTGCGACCCACGTCATCTCACCGAAAGAGCCATCGGCGCCCCAACTGCCAAGCGAGTGCCCCGCATCAAGCAAAACTTGCTGCCAGCGGCGCACGAAAGGCCCCTTGCTGCCCTTGCGCAGCGCTGGCGGCGCAGGTGGCACGGTCGACGGCTTGGGGGGCGCCTCGTCGCTCTCAGGCGGCGGGATGGTGGCTCCGGGGTTGCGTACAGCGTGGAAGGTGGTTGCGTAGTCCACATAGGTCGGCTCGCCAGCGTGGGCGCGTGACGGGCTTTGGATAACGCTGCCATCCTTGAGCAGCCAGCCGAAGATGGTGCCAACGGGCATGATCCAATGCTTCCCCGCGTTGATGACGGGCACATCGTTGTCGTAGCCAAGGTCGTCAAGCCTCGACAGCACCGAGGCATCGTGGATGCGGCACCACGCTTCGGTCATCATGTTGGCGTTGCGGTAGCGGTCGATGGCCTGCTGACTGCTCGTGTCGACGCCTGCATCGTGGAGCATCTTGGCGGTGGGCATCGTGTATGGCTCAAGGCGCTTCGAGGCGCGCAAGTTCCACATCTCCACCGTTTCGCGCTGCGTCGGCAGTCGCCATCCGCGGGAGGCAAGCCACTCGCTTGCGGGGCCATGGCCAAGGCGAGCAAAGAGCTTGGCAGCCACATCCCAGCAGGGCAAGCGACTCATCTCGACGCCGCTTGGCAGCAAGGCCCAGCCGGCATCGCTGAGGCTGACGTTGTCAGGGTCGGAGCGGAATGGTTTCGTCATGATGCTTTGCGCTTCACAGCACCCACCCAGGTCATAGGCGCATCTGGTGCGCTGGGCGCAGCCGCCGGCACGCCCACAGCGGGCTGCTCGGGCTCGGGCCCAGCGTACAGCCCCAGCCGCTTGGCGTGCTCGAGCATCGCGGCAGGCATAAAATGCGCGCGCTCCTGGATGCGCTGTATCAGCGAGGCGTAGTGGCGCGGGCCCTCTTGGAGCTGCTTGAACAAGGCGCGCTCCACGTTGGCTTTGGCGATGCTGATATTGACGCACTCGTGCAAGAGCGCCTCGATGTCATCGCTGAAGCGGTCGAAGCTGCGATGCTTGCGCGCCCTTGCCGCGGTCAGCACTGATGCGCCGTAGGCCACGAGCCCGCCGATGCAGCCGACGACGAAGGCCAAGGCTAGGTCCCAGGGGTTCATACGCTCAGCACCACGGTAACGCTACCATCGGCCTCGAAGTGAACCTCGGCGCCGTCCAAAAACTCGTCGTCATCGACAGGGATCGTCCAGCCCTCACCTTTAGCCAAGTCGAGCGCACGCCGCTTGATAACGCGCTCTGTCTGCCGCTGCGTCAGCGGGTAGCTGAAGCCCTTGCGCGCTTTCGGTCTCGCGACAGGCGGCGCAACAGCTGCTTGCGGCGGTTGACTATCCACCGGACGCCCTTGTGCTTCTTGGCCTTGCGGCTGCATCCAATACCCCCGTAGCTTCCCAGTGTCTGCCATAACAGCGCCTGTCCCGTTTCCTTCTGACATCGTTTCCTGTGTATGCTCAGAGCCCGCGCCATCACGCGGATGTTGTACTCGCCGTTGCGTAAGCTTTGGCGCACTTGCAAGCACGCCTTGCCGGGGTTGCCGTTTGGCTCGGGATCGCTTCGGCACGCCCCGACGTGCATCGCCCAAATCTGGCCAAGGCCGATGGCTCGACATGCGGTACCATCCTTTTTGCAGTCGCCCTCGGCGCGCTCGTTGAGCTTGCTCTCATGGCTCGCCAGGGTGATGTACGTGAACGGATCAAAATGCCGCTTGACAGCTTCACTTTGCATCACCTTCGCGTACGATACAGCACGCTTCCGCCCTACACCAGGGTGGAGCGATAGGATAGCTGCGACGATGGTGGGGATGGCTCGAAACATCAGAGGTGTTTCCAGCGTAGCCGTCTAGGCTGTGAAACTAGACGTGGGGCCGACCCTGGGTTTTCTGCTGTTTCCGGTGCCCAAATACTTGGCATCAAGGCCACGACTGCGAGGCAGGCAGCCAATGGCAAAAACTATCACGCTACGCCACTGTCGCCAAACTTGTCGTTGATGCTCGCGTCGATGTCGGCGTCGATGCGCTCATCTGCGGCCTCGGGCGGTGGGTCACCCCGAAGCTCCGGGTGTTGCGTCGTAAACGCCTCTAGCACCTCGGGCACGACCTTGGCGAAGGCGGCGAACGCGGTAACCCATGCGAGCGGCGTCATTGGCTAGCTCCAGTGACGCCTTGTCCACTCAACGCACGACTCAATCGGGTATGGGCCGATGCCAGCCTCGAGAGCGACGCCAGCAGCGCGGGCAAGTCGGGCGTCGTCCCGGTCAGCTTCGCCGCGTGAATCAGCGTCGCCAGCCCCAGCCACGCAAACCTGAACGCTCGGTACGCGTTCCACGTCTCCCGGTAGTCCTGCCTCACCAGCCGAACGCATTTTTCGGCCGCCTCTCGCTCCTCCGCTACATCCACACATAGTTCCTGCTCCGCCTTGTAGGTGTCTGCCAGAATGGCGTGCGTCGTGTCACCGAAGGCTCCCAACGCGTTGGCCGTTCTGGTGGCACCGTCTACCACGGATGCGCAGCCGGTAGCCATGACAAGCAACAGCAAGCAGAGCACGCGGATCATTTGTCGAGCGCCTTCGATTCTTTCCCAAGGTCAGCCAAGCCAAATCCAGCGATCAACGTGGAGCCCACAACGGTCAGCAGCTGCGCGAGCTCGGGGCTGTAGCTGTAGGCCACCACGAGCGCAATGGCAGTGACGATCGCGGTCCAGAACTTCTTGCTTCGGTAGATTGGTTTCATGATTTTGCTTCCGTCCTCTCTTCGAGTCGCGCGACCGTTTTTTCAATCCCGAGCAGCTGCTCGGTCATGGCACCGTGGTTCTTGTCAACTTTCGCCTCAAGCCGGTTGAGGTCCTCGGCTCTGGCAAACGTGCCGTTGTCGATCGCACGGTGCACTCGCTCGAATTGCTCGAGCATTGCCCGTGCCAGACCTGCATCCGCGCCGCTGTCCGCATGGGCAGGCGGCGGAATCGTCCTGCGCTTTTTCCTGGTGGCCTTCGCGACCACGCCGAGCGCGATCGCAATAGCTGCGCCTACTGCGGCAATAATGGCTGTTACTTCGTCGGCGGCCATCGGCCTTAGTAGATGCAGGTGATTTTTACGCCGCTCGTGGCCGAGCATGTACTCGGCGCAATGTCCAGCGTGTAGGGAGCCACGACAGACACCGTATCCGTCTCGGCTCCGGTGTATACAAGCGCGTAGTCGTCCGACGTCCAGAACGTCACCTGCCGCGGCGCCTGGTCGATCATCTTGCCAACCGTTTTCAGCAAGCTGACGGCGCTACCCGTCATGGTGAACGTTTCAGAGCATTTGCCCGTGTCGATGCGTGGATTGATTGGCGGCATTATAGCGTGCTCTCCTCTAGTTCAGCGCTGCCCGATTTGTAGGCGGCGCTCATGGACTTGACCGGTTTCGACGATCGGGACCGCGCTTGGCCGGGCCCCTTCTGCTCGCCCTGCTGCTGGTAGCCCGCCTGCATCTGAGCGATCAGCAGTGGATCCAGGGTAACGTCGGTCTGGATGTCGAGCAACACGCCGAGCTGTTTGCGCTGCTCATAGGGCGGTCGCTTGCCGGCAGCATCGAGGCCCGTCACTCGCTCGAGCACCTTGCCCTGCAGCTCGGCGAACATCGCGGGGTAAACGTTTTTGACGGCGTCAACAGCCTCGCGGCTCAATGCGCCGTCCTGCATATCGTCCAGCAGCGTCATCGGATCTTCGACGGCGCGCGCTCGGCGTAGCCACTGCTCGGCGTCCGTGGCGCTCACACTCGGCGCGATCCCAAACGGGTGCGGCGATGCTACGCCGGGCATGTTCGCTACCAGGTAATCAAGGGCGCGCTTTTGCGTCGCCAGCGCTTGCGCGTGTACCGTGGGTGCACGATTGCTCAGCATGGCGAGTTCCTCTTGCAGCTCCGCGTCGAGGTCAGCGGAGCGCGCAGCGAGATCGCGCACCCTGTCGCTCTGCGCCTTGTAGCGCTCGCGACTGTCGACGTGCCGCTGCAGCCCTCGCGCAGCAGCGGCACCAGCGCGCGGAATGCCCAGCGCCGCGCCCTTCGCTGCCCTCTTGACGGCCGGAACCGCGTCGCCGATGGTGCCGAAAAGGCCCTTGACGCCACTGTCCATCCGCAAGTTCAGCTTGCCCGCCATGCCCTCGACGGCTGCAAGGGCTCGCACTGCGCGCGCTGGATTCAGTAGCGGCGCCACAGCGAGCGCAGCGAGATTACCCGAACCGACAGCGCCGCCGATAAGCCCGCCCAGCGCACCTTCGCCTGCGCCTTCGAGACTCTCCAACATGTTGGCTGCTGAGATGTCCTGCGCCGCCTTGTCGATGCGCTTCAGCATCTTGGCGCTATTCGTCTCGATTTGCTGAACGCCAGCACGTTGGGTAGCGCTCAGGTCTGCGTGCTGCAACATGGCCCGGGCTGCGTCGCGCCGATGAGTCAGCGAGCCGACGAGCGCGCGGTGGGTAATATCTTTGCGCGGATCCAGCAACGTATTGACGTAGCTGGCCACCTTGTCCGCATCGGCCACGAAGGCGGGGCGCCATGGGTTGATTTTGGACTTACCAAACTTGGTGAGGAACTTCTGCGAGTATTTGCTCTGGACGCCGAGCAACTTGGTAATAGGGGCGTTGATCGCCCGCTGCATCTCGGCGGCGCCGCCCCATAGGCCAACGTCCTCTAGACCGTCGCGCAGCCCGTGGTAGATTCCATTCAGCGCCTTGAATTGCCGCTGATTTTTCACCAGCCCCTTGGTGCGCGCTGCGCTCGCGACGTGGTGGCCCACCTCGCGCTTGATGCGATCGAGCGTACTGTACAAGTGCTCGGCAATGTCATCGCCGCCTCGTCCAACGATCTCATCGGCTTGTTTGGTGAAGTCTTCTAGCACGCCGCGAATGTCTTTGAGCCCGCCTTGGCGGATCTTCCCACGGCCGGCGGTGATCATGCCATCGAGCTGCTCGGCGATCCGGCCGACCTGGCTTTGGAAGGCTCGCGCTTGCGCTGATTCGTTGCCCTTCTTGACGACCTGCGCGACCGATGCGCGCTTCAATGGCGCCTCGCGGATGACGCGAACCACCTCATCCCAAGGCTGCTCAATGCCATCTATGAGTTTGACCAGGTCCTCGGTAGCAGCGGCCTTGTTGGCGGCGCCTTCCATGGCCGTCCGCCGCAACGCAGCGCCCTCGTTGTCAAGCGCGAGCAGTTTTCGGGCGGCATCGCGCGGCTTGCCGAGCAGCGCAGCGCCATCGCCGAGCATGTTGCCTATTTTGCGACCGAGACCAGGCTGTGCGCCATCGCCAACGGCCTTCTCGGCAACGCGCTGATACGCCGCCGATCCTGGCCGTTGCAGCGTGCGTCCCAACGCATTGCGCAACTTGCCAAATGCGCCGGCTGCCGCCCCGATGCCCCCGCCCAAAACGCCGCCTGCTACTGTACTGCCGAGCAACGTGGCGGCGAACTTCTCGCCGTTCAGCTCGTTATCAATGCTCGCCTGGGCGAGGCCCTCTCCAACGCCGTACAGCGCGCCCTCAGCGGCAGCGGCGGCGCCGTACTGCAGAGTCTTGCTGGTTACACCTTTGGCGGCCAGGCGTCCCGCTACGGCCTTACCAGCCCGAGCGGCGAGGTTTGCCGGAGCGCCAATCTTGCCAGCGCCAACGACCGAGCCGATGACCTCACCGCCGATGAATGCGCCGGACTGAATCTCGCGGATGTTCTTGAGATAGTCACGGGTGCCCTCGCCGCCAAGCTGCGCCGCCGCCGCCGTGGAAAGGCCCATGGTGGCCCCGTGGGCTACGCCGATGCCAGCTGCCGCTACGCCTTGCGCGGTGCCGCCAAAGCGCTCCTGCAAGGCCTGCTCGCGCACTTGCTCAGGAGTGGCCAGCGTGTAGCCCTCATCTAGGGCGCCCTCTAGCTGGTGCTCGGGAACATGCCCGACCTGCCCAAGAGGATTAACTACCTGGACGTCGCCCACTACCGCCCTTTCAACTGCTCGGCGCGCAGTCGCGCAGCTTTCATTGCCGCCTCAGCGATTGTCGGCTTGGCCGTGAGCACGCCCGTGCCGGACATGGTACCAGAGGTCTCGTCAACGGTCCGAACCTTTGGCCGTGCGCCGGGTGGCGCAAGCGCGTATTGGCGGACCACGTTGCCTTTTTCGTCCAGACGAGTCTCGAGCACACCGGGCGTCAGGTTGGCTGCCGCGATGTGCGCTGCTACTTTCGCCTTGATTCCATCTCGCGCCGCCTTCAACCGCTCATCTTCGCCCAGTGTGGAAATGTGCAACGGGTCTGGGATAATCCCCTCAAGATATGGCTCTGTGCCCTTGTCCATCACGCCGATATCAGCAACCTTATTGAAGGAGATTCGCGCCTGCCGCGTGATGGAGTCAGAGCGAGCACGATCGCCGATGCTCAGCGTGCTTCCGGTCTTGCTGAGGCGCTGCAGTTCTGCCAACTGCCTATCGAGCGCAGTTGACGACGTACGAAGCTCTCGCAGCTTCTTGGCTGTATCCTTGTCGGCCGCAAAGCCACCAAGCCACGGGACGTAAAGTCCTTCCCGTTTCGAGTCAGCCTTCTTCCATTGCGCGCCCGGTGCGCCCTTGGGCTTGGCAACGCCACCCATTCTCCGCATAGCGGCTGCCTGCTTGAGGCCTTCCATGTGCGAGCGAAATTTCAGCTCGTTTACCTCAGCGTTTTCGCCAAATTGCTGGGCAATCAGCTCTGCATCGGCTTGGAGCTGTTTGCCTTGAAGCTGCCGCGCCTGGGTCCGCGCGAATCGCTCCGCTTGCCGCCACAGGTTCGCCTTGGTGTATTCGTGTGCCGCCTGGTCGTCACCGAATCGCTCACGAGCCATGGCGTACAGCGTGCGCTGCTCCCCCACCGCAGCGCGCTTGTTCTTGACGTCAGCTTTCTGCGCGTCAATGTCGCGGTCGATCTCCTTCTGCATCATCTCAAGCGCGCTGTTTTTGATTTTGCCGCCGCTGAATCCGTGCGCAAAGCCGCCAAGGGCAATGCCGATAATGCTCATGATCGTTTGCGCGGGATGCTTGTTTTTCCATGCGCGGCCGGGGTCGATTTTGGTGCTGGCAAGCTCGGCATTCATCGCCGAGATTTGCGCCGCTCGCGTCTCCTGCTCGCCCTTGTAGGCCTCGCGGTAGGCGTCGAATTGCTCCTGCTTGCGTTGCTCGTGCAGCCCGGCAACGCCGCGAGCAAAGCCGCTACGCTCGAACGCCCCTGCCTCTTCGCCGAGCATGCCCTGCTGAAGCTGCATCCGCTCCTGCGCGCCCTCTTTTTGAGTGCGTAGGATTTCGGCCGCGAGTCCCGGCTGAGTCTTCTGCCACGCGGCATGCTTGAGCAGAAGCGCTTTTTTCTGCGCCGCCGGCATGTCCGACTCTTCGACCTGCTGCGCGTAGTCCTCGGGGTAGTAGTAGCCGCCGTGTTGCGCTTGAAGTTCGCCGGGAATCGTGGGCATCCGCGGACCAACCGGACCGCGAGCACGCCGCGCGACAGGTGCATCCGCGGGAGTGGGAGGCTCGCCGGACATAGAGCGCTCGAGTAGCGATTGGATACCTTCGCCGCCCGGTGCGAGCTGCGGCACGCCGCGTTTGAGGTGCTCGGGCAGCTGCCAAGGCTGCTCCTCATCCATAGTCATAGGGGGCTCGGCGTACGTCATCGGAGGCTCGGGCAGCGGCTCTGCCAGTGTCATGGGCGGCTCTGGGAGCGGCTCGGCGTACGTCATCGGAGGCTCGGTAGGGCCCTGCGCGTACGTCATAGGCGGCGCAGTTGGCTGGCCAAGGCTTGCCGCTAGCGCCGCCCGCTCGTCGTCGTAGATGTTGCTCATGATGCCTCAGTCCCAGGGATTGCCACCGCCGCCACCGCCGCCGCCACCGCCGCCGCCGCCGCCGCCGCCGCCGCCGCCCCACAGCTGCCCTGCTGCGCCGAACGCGGCGCCCGCAGCACCTACACCAGCGCCGATCCATTTGTTGGTTTCGCGCATGCCGGCAAGCTCCGCCTGCAATGCCTGCTGGTCGTAGCCACCCTGGATGCCCTTGACCCCGATCAGGTGGCCGGTTTCCATGCCCTGTTGGGTCAATTCCATTGCCGATCGGCGCGCAAGGGCGTCCATCATGAGCTTCTGTCGGTGCTGTGCCTCAGCTGCGCGCAGCTGCTGAGCAAGGCCCTCGCCACGCGAAGCGAGCTCGCCGCCCGCCCAGTCGCCAGCTCGCGCTAGGCCCGGGTTGTAGCCACGCCCAGCAGCCGATGCGCCGATAGCGCGCTGCTGTCGCGCCAGGTCGCGCCACATAGCGCCCTCGGCGCCGGCGACGGCATGGCCTTGTCGATCGCGCTCACCCTGCTGCTGGGCGAAATCCCACTCGTCGCCCCATGTGCCAACAAGGCTTTCGCGATCCACCGCTCCGATTTGCGCGGGACTTTCGAGGCCGCGCATTGGGAAGAGGGGATCGTAGCCGCTGATTTCTTTGTTGGGCATCGTCTACTCTCCTCCTGCCGCGGCCCCAGCGGCAGTCGATGCGCTGCTGCCCATGCTCATGATCCAGTTCTGGACGCGCGCCTTGTTGGCCTGGTCGAGCGCCTCACGTCGCGCCTCATGCTGCTGCCACGCTTTTTCACCGCCGAGCATGCGTTGCCCCTTGAGCCGCTGCAAGGCCAGCTCGTAGTCGCTGCGGCGAGCGTAGGCGCCTGCCGCTGCTGCGCGCGCTTGCTCAATCTCGCTCTGGTGCGCTCCGGCTGTCGACGTCAAGCGCCCAATAGCCTCATCACCGCCGCGGAACATGCCCTGGCGCGCCGCAAGCGGACCCATGGCCCCTGCCATGGCTGCGCGGCGCCGCACATCGCCTAGCTGCTGCATACGGGCAGCCAGCGCTACGCTATCCTCGCCCCGCATGCGGCGGTCGTAGACATCGCGCGCCATGCCCACTTCGTACTCGCCCATCGCGCCGATTGCCTGCCGCGATTGCTCATCAAGCCAACCGGGCGTCGTCTGGTTATAGGCAGTAGGCCGCTCACCCTCTGGCGCGCCACTGCCGAACAACTCAGAGCCGGAGCCCGCATAGCCGCCCCCTAGAGTCAGTAGTACGTTCCCGAATCCCATGGCTAATTCCTCTGCATCGAGCCAACCTTTACCGGTCCGCGTTTTTCCTGCACTTCGAGCATGAACCCGGCCAGATCGTAGCCTTGACCCGAGCTGCTGCTCGCAGACTCCGTGTCGGCAATCTTGATTTTAATCGCCGTGCACTTTTGGCGCAACACCCGCATTACCGGCTGAAGGCGCACCGCTGGTTGGGCCATCGTGTCAATGATAGCCTCGGTCCACTGGTAGGTTTGAGAGGACCCCGTCTCAAAATCCTGGTAGAGCGTGATGGACAGATTGTGCGGGTCCTTCCGAGATGCCAGCGCCGAGACGTTGCGCACGCGTTGCCAGCCACCTTGGCGAGCGGCCTGGATCCAGCCCGTCTCGACGGACATCGGCACAAATCGCGTAGCGTCATCGTAGTAGGTGCTCGCGTCCTCTTTCCAAACGGTGCCATCAGTCTCGAGCAAGTGGTAGACGTCGTTGTGGACGCAGCTGCCAACGATGCGCAGCTGAGCGCCAGCGCTGTCCAGCGGTATCCACTTGAGCCACGCCTTCACACTGTAATCGTAAATGAGAACAATCGAGTAGCGCTGGTCCGCGCTCAGGCAAGTGAAGCGCAACTGACTGCGCTTAGGCACACTCACTGCGCTTGTGACGGTAGGGTACGCCGCGATTTCGTCGAGGACAGGATCGCCCACAAGCGACACGTCGAGGCCTCGCCCAACGCGGTAGAAGCCCTCCTTGCCCAAATACATCACGCCGCCCGGATAGGTAACGACGCTCCGGGGCTCGGTACATCCGTCTGCTGCGTTGATCTCCGACAGTCCCGAGAAATCGTCGTTGCGCCCGCCGTCGTCCGGCCCAGATCCGGCGATGAGGTAGAGGCTACTCTCGGTGAGTACCACTACCTTATCGTCTAGCCCCGCGAGCCCCGTGCACCGCTCGCCGCCGGGCAGAGTGAACGAGAACGCCTCGTTAAACTCGGGTGCAATAGCGTCCTCGTTGGGGCTGCCGGCGGTGGCCAGTTTGGAGTACTGAATCCGGTCACGGCGGTAGAAGCCTCCGAGCCAAACGCGGCGGCCGTTGACCATGGCGATCCGAGCGCCCTCGGGTTGAATCGCGCCCACCTCTGCCCCGCTCAGCGTGTACAGCGTCTCGCCCACATCGCCGATGCCAAAATCTCGGTAGACGTCGCAGTACCAGTGCGACCCCGTGTTGCGAATGGCGCGGATAGGATCCGAGATGCGAGCGTAAATGCCGTCGGCAGCAGCGCGATAGACGACCAGGCCCATGTTGCGACGGTCGATCCGATTGGTCGCGCCAAGCGAGCAGCACGTCACATCCATCGTGTCATCTGCGCCGCCTGTGGCCTGCGACTTAACGGGGCTTGGCTGGCTACGATGCCAGATGCCGCGCTCGTCGTAGCCCTCCCACATCACCTGGTAGCTGTAGGTGGTAGACACGCTGAGCGTACCGCTTGCGGTGTTGCTCGGGTTGAGTCCGAGGATGAACGGAGGATGCGCATAGCCAAGCTCCTCGGCGATTACACCGCCATACCAGTCCACCTGACCGCCGCCAATGAGCGCAGCGCCGCGGGTCACCAGCGCGTTGGTGCTCGGCTTGGCGAAATCGTATTCGAGGCGGTCCTGCGAGTAGCGTGCACGCTCAGTCGTACTGTCCTCAATCACGTAGGCTACAGATGTGGACATGTGCCGCCAGATACCTGTGCTCGCCCCTGTCTGGTAGACCGCGTTGCCGGTCCCCACGCGCGTCGCCAGATTCAACCCGCTCGACCCAGCGACCAGGGAGACGCCGACGTCGTATACACCAGCAAGCGTGTAGGTGCGCGCAGCGTCCGATGCCATGGGGTCCAGGTCGAGAATCACATGGCTATCAACGGCCACGCCCCCTGTGGCAGTGCTGGCCACGACGTAGCAGCGGGCCCCTTGCCAAAATGGCTTCGATAGTTGCAGCGTATTGTAAATGCGGAGCCTCGTGTCCAGATCCGCGCCGCCGGTACTGAGCGAGCGGCTGTCCACCGACCAATCGTCTAGCCCGATGGCGTTGCCCTTGGTGTCGTTATCGCCACCGGACACGACCGTCCATACTGCGCAAATGCGATCATCGCCATCGCTGTTGGTGCCCTCGGCCACGCCCAGCGAGGTAACGTCTTCGCCGACCGGAATCGTGTAGAGCACAATCGGCCCGAATCCAGCACCCAGCGTGGTATCCGCCTTGCTCCACATTTCAACCTGGCGAGTTCCGCCGCCCGTGGGTTCCGCTACCGCCAGCACGTAAATGCGGCTATTGGCCGAGTCGTGATGCAGCGACACCAGGCTGTAGGGCTGCGTTGCCGCGATCTGAACAGTGGCCTGCTGCGCGTGCGACGAATTGAAAATGCTAACGGTGATCTCCCTGCTGGTGTGGTCGATCCACGCAACGGCGTAGTTGCCGTTCGCCATTTCGATCATGTCGTAAGTACGGCGGTTGTCCCACGTTGCGTGGTAGACGTTTGCGATCGTCTTGACGGTGGGCGGGTTGCTGCTGGGCGAAGCCGTAGCGTACGCCGCAATGACCAGCGACGCGGCTGTGCCGGCTTGGTTGCCCGCTAGCCAGGACACCAGGAGCTTGCCGGTGCAAGCTGCGGCCTTGACCGAGTGTGGTACCGCTGTAGCGTCGGTGTCCGATGCAAGCTCGTAGTTGGCAATCAGGACATGGTGGTCGGTAGTCGTAGCGCGGAAGCTGGCAGCATACTCAACATTCGTGACAACCTCATCGGTTTGCCGCTGGCTCTGCCCGATATAGGCAATGTAGTTGCCAAGCCTCCACGTGTCGCCGCCCTCCCACGATAGCTGGTCATGGTAGACGGTCTCGAGCTCGCCCGTCATTGGCGACAACGGGCCGCGATTCAGCCATAGATCATCGTTCGAGTTGAACGTATATAGGCTTCGATGGCCACGAATGCAAAGCTCGGTGCCAGTGGAAAACAAGCTCTTGCAGTTGCCTTGGGCGCTAGGGTTGCCCCCTCCAACGACAGCGGTTGCCAGCGCGGTGAAGCCATGGCGCTTCGTCAACGCGCCGGTTCTGAGAAAATCAGCGTTCGTGGCCTCGCTCAGTACCGCAGGAGCGCGCACGCGCTCGTCTACGCCCTGGCCAAGGCCTCGCGCCAAGGGGATCTGAATTTTGCTACGCGGAGCCATCAGAACACCCACGCGTCGAATGTGACCGCCGCTGCTGCTGCGGCGTTCTTGAATGTGATTGTCTTGTCGTCCTTGGCAGTGTACGAGACGTTGCCCTCGTCACCCTTAACGCCCCAGAGTAGATACCCCTGCGGCACGTGCCCGAGGTGGTGGTACACGACCTTGCTACTGTTGGCCGTCATGCTCACCGAGACCTTGTTGCCCTCATGGAAGGGTAGGCTGCGCGTTTGCCCCTGCAGCGCACGCGCCGCCTCACTGAGCGACTCGGCGCGGCGGTCGTCTTGGTGCGGCCTAGGGTTGGCAGGGTTCCGACCCATGGCCTAGTAATTCCAATCATTGCGCCCGAAGCGGCGTCGCGTGCTCCAGTCCTTGCGCGTGTCCTGTACCTGCTGCGGTCGGCCAGCGTCGCGGGATCCTGCAAGCTTGCGGATCGCCTCGGTGAGTTCGGCCTGCTGCGCCTTCAATGCGGCCGCGTGCTCGTAACTCTCCTCCTTGTTAGCCATATCGACGGCAGCCCCGTAGCATGCCCAATCTTCCCATCCATTGACGCCGTCGAACGTGTCGCTCGCATTGGCAAGCTCGGTCATGGTGGGGATAAAATGGTATTCCAGCGTGTCAGTTGCCGCGGTGGGCTTGGGCCGGATCTCAACCGTGGTGCCGACTAGCCTGTATCGGTACCACTCCAGGCCGCTGTTGCTGTTGGCTTCCAGGCTCTTTAGCGCGGCCAGGTCCTTGTAGCCCCAGCGCTTCAGATCGCGATAGTTGCCGCTCCCGTCGTACGCCATTACGGTAAGCAGCTGATAGAACGTGGCGGGCAGTGCATATGCCGCTTGCGCTGCCACTGTGGAAATAGTGCTGCTGGTGGCGTAGTAGTCGTCGCCGCGAACCATGATGAGCTTGTCGTACAGGCGCTTCAGGTTGCGATTGATGGCCCGATTCAGCTCGGTATCGTCGATAAGGTGAGACGCGGCCGCCGCAGTTTCCATGTCTGCCAGCTCGCGAACTCGCGGTTGTAGTTCGTCGAGGCGAACGCTGGCAGCCATGGGGGCCTACTTCCTAGTTGTCGTACAGGTGGAGGAATACCGTGATCTTGACGTTGTTGGTTGCCAGCGCCACCTGTGGATCCGCATCCGACCACGTGGACACGGTGACCGTATTTGCCGCTGTGGCGCTCGCTGAGGCGTCCACCTCTACCTCACCCACGGTGTCGCCATCGTCGCTGATCGCGTGCGCAAATATCCGCTTGTACCGCCGCTTGAGTGTGGCGATTTCCTGACCCGTTGCGGAATAGGTCATGGCAGAGACTACGCCGCCTGGATCTTCCAACCCATCGGCGGCAGAGCCGTTGTTAGTATCGAAGCGGAAGCTCGCAATGGTCAGCCCGCGAGCTCCCGCATATGGCCGGTACTGCCCTTTTTCTGAGGTGGTCATGATTGCCCTAGAGGTAGCGGAACTTGACTTCAACCATGCAGTCGGTAATCACGACACCGCTCCCGGTCTTAGTGACCTCGAGGACGAGAATTTCCCCCGCGTCGAGGGTATCCGTGGCAGCGATGCCGGACCACGACTTGGCCACCCTGGCGGCCAGTGTGGTGGCCGCAGTGGTAAAGCTGTCGATAGACGTGAGTCCGCCCGCAGCCCCGTCTTCGATGTTCAGGTCTAGCGTGGCGTAGTCAGACGCGTCCAGAGCGACAGCGGCGGCGCATGTGATCTTGGCGCTGACCAGCTCGATATTCTCGTCGGCCTCCAGCAGGATATAGTTGGTGGCATCTGCCGCCGCTGCGTCCGCTGGAAGGTGGCAGTATATCACCCTCTCGCGCAACAGGTAGTCAATGTCGTCCTGCGATTGCGTGTGGGCGAGGTGTTTAATCAGGTCAGTGCTGTCTTTGATAGCCATGATTGCCTCCTATGCGTCCCAACTGATCAGGATGTTGTCGCGGGTGTTTTCGCAGCAGAGCTGCCAATACACTTTAAGTCGGAACTCAATGGCATCGGCCGAGGTCTCTTGCATGAATTTGCCGCCCGCTTCGTCTGCGAAGTGAGGGCAGCCGTCGAGGCAAGAAAGCTCCCACGCCGCTTTACGAGTCATGAGCCCGTAGGCGTAGGGGCAGTTGGGATCTGACATGATCGTCACTGGGCCATCCTCGCCGGGTACGACGAATCCGGTAAAGCCAACCTTCACCTTGCCGCTCTGGCCGCCGCTGCTAGTAACGCTGGTCTGCTGATACATGGCCTTGCCCTGCAGGCTCTTGCACAACTCGGCGCGCCGCTTGGAATTGAGCCAAAGCGTGTCCACCTGTGCGCCATTGATTGCCGCCTCAGCCTGCGCATCGAAGACGATTTCCTCGATCGTCTTGCCGGCGCCGAGCACTCGTGTTCCGCTCAGCCGGTTGACGTCGACAGAGCGATCCTGCCCAAAGAAGCTGTCACCGGTTGTCGGGGCCGTTGGCGGAATCCAAGCCAAGACGCCGCTCAGGACGTTGCTGCTGCTGGCCGTGTAGTCACCAGCGCGAGCGATGGTGTCGGTAGCCACAAGGCCAGGGATGCCCGTGGTCCAGTTGGCCGCAGCGGTCAGCGTTTTGGCATCGCGGTCGATAGCCGTGATGGCCACAGATCCAGAACGCAGCGTGCCGCCGCTCGACTTGGCCTCAACCACCATACCGATCTCAAACTTAACCATATCGTTCACATCGGTGAGAGTCAGCGTCACAGTCGATTCACTCGAAACGGTGCCGCGTGTACCGGTGCCGTCGCCCCAAACCTGGAAGGCTGCGGAGCGGCCAAATTCGTACAGAGCGGCGTCCATCTGCGTCTTGAGAGCCTGCGCCATCGCGCCTTTTTGCGACCGCGAGGCCTTCATTGCCTCGTTGTCGATCGAGCCGATCACGTAGTCCTTTACCCGCGTGACCAAGAACTTGGCCAGCGTCGGGTTACTCTTGGCAGCCATCGCCTCTGCGAACTTCGTCGAGCCGCGGATGCCAGCGACTAGCGGGACGATCTGTTTGGACGCGCCCTCGAAGTTGTAGCTCTTGTTGACCCATGCCAAGAATGGGGACTTTTTGTACCAAACCTCCTCCAAGCCCTTGCTGTAGAGGATTTTCAAGGCGTTGGCGAACGCCGTAGTAGTCAGACTAGCCATTGCAGCTCCTGTTGACGGCATGCGCCAATAGAGCTGTCAGCCTCGGGGTTACCGCAGAAGCTTATCGGCCTCTAGCAACCTTTCCTCAGGAGTTAGCTCCCGTTGTGCGCCGCCGCTGTTAGCGACATCGTGGGGGGTGACTGTCCTCTGTGCTGAGGCGGGTTTTGCTGGCTGGCCAGCCGGGTGTCCCTGGCCCGGAACGCTCCCCGAGAGGTGCGCCTGCATTGCTGCGTAGTGATCGTGGCTGGCTTTTTCCTGCTTGTCAAGTTCGTCAAGCAGGTCCTCGGGTGCGACCTCCCACCCTTCGCGGCAGATCGTCTCCACCGCGTCAGCCATTGCGCGGCGGGTCTTTTCGGGATCTGCTTTCATGGCTGCAGCGAGGTAGGTGTAACCCCCGCCATTGGTGGCCTGCTTGGCGAGCCCATCTACCCAGCTGGTTTTCTGCTTGGCCAGCGCGTCTGCTTGTGCCGCCTCCTTGCGCTCGGCGACAGCTGCTGCGCGAGCCTCGTTGAGCGCCTTGATCTCTGCCTTGATTTCGGCAAGATCGGTGCGCACGTCGGCCTGGCCGCCATCGTCGCCCTTGACGTACGCCCGCTGCAGGCGCTCCAAAAACTCGTCACCGCGCAACCCTCCGCGCTTGGCGAGTTCCTCCGCGGCTTTGATTGGATTCAGGGTCATCAACTTGGCGAGCTCCGCATCACCCGCGGCAGCTGCCTCTTTCTCGGCGAGCGCCTTGACGCGCGCGTCATAGTCCGCCTCAGCGCGCGCTTGCTGCTGCTGCTTGCGCCGGAGCTGCTTGTGCTCCCACGCGCGCGATCCGGTCTTGCGCTCGATGTCGCCGATGGGCTCGTCGTCGGGCTTGGCGTCAGGCTTGGGTGGATCATCGCTGGGCGCGTCGTCGGGCTTGGCGCCGATTGCGCCTGGCTTCGTCGCGGCGTCGGCGTCGGGAACGTCGTCTGCTGCGTCAGTGCCCCTCAGGGCAGCGTCGGCCGCTTCGAGCAGCTCCGCATCGCTTGCCGCTTCGATGGCTGCTGCGGGTGCGTCGGGCGCGGCATCGGGCGCCGCTGCGGGAACATCCGGGGCGGGCGCTGCGGTGTCAGCGGTGGCGATGTCGGCAACTTCTTGGCTCATGGTTCCTCTAGTTCATCGGCGGCAGGTCGGGCACGCCAGCAAGCGCAGGGTCAAGCTCGGGAGGTGCCCCAGGAGGCATCGGCGGGCCCATGCCCTCGGGGGACATCATGCCTGGATCCATGCCCGGGGGCATCGGCGGCGGCGCTGGTGGCGCCATGGCCTGCGCTGCTGCGTCTAGGTGTGCTTTGGCATCGCCGAGCCATCGCCGGAGCAGCTCGAGACGCTCAGCAGGAGCGCCATCGAGTTCGGCGCGCTGCAGCGTGATGCCGCACTCGCGGATGCCCATCTCGAGATCCATATATGTGTCGGGCGCGAGGTATTCGCCGTCTTCAAGCATCATGTCGAAGCGCCGATGTAGCAGCTCGAGCGGCGCCACAACGCGGTTGCGCATGGCCTCCAAGTCGGGGACGTCAAGCGAGAGCTCGTAGAAAGCCTGTTGGTCGATGGTGCCGCGTTCGAGCATGCCTTCCAACATTTCGATCTTCGCCGCGGGATTGGTCGGGAAGGCAGACGCAGGAAACACCTGAACGCGATAGCTGTCTTCGTCGAGGTCGATATCACCCCACTTGATGCGCACGCGCGTAGCCGCCTTCTTTTTCTCGTAGACGATCTCATGCTCGGGGTTGTCCTCGGCGATCTGCTTTTCGAGGCGAACCGTCAATCGCGCAAGGCGCACGAAAAGCTGCTCGTAGTCGCGCTCAAGGCCGATGAAGCGCCGCGATTGTACGTCGTTGTACACCTGCAAAGCTCGCCCGCTATTCAGCCCGCGGGGCTTGAGGCTTGCAGCGGAGAGCTCAGATGCGCCAATTTGCGTGTAGATTTTGCCCTCAAGCGCCGCGATGTACTGATACACGTCTGCCGGCATGGATTGCGGGTTGTATTGTACCGGCGGCCTCGCGCCGTCGTACTGCACCACTGTTCCGACGTCGTTCGTGAGATGCGCCACCACCACGCCCGATTGTCGCGGCACCCACCAGATCGGACGCGCGTTCAAGTGCATCGAGTCTTGAGTGCGCCGCAGGAGCTTGTTCAGCTCCAGCTGCGTCGGCTCGGCTCGTTGCGCTAGCGATTCGCCCCAGAACCCACAGATGGGCTTGACTGCGCGGACGAAAGCAAATGGTGGGTCGCGGTAGATGTAGGGCTCATCGTACAGCACCGCGCCGGGGACCACAGTAACGTGGCGCCCGTCGCCCGTCTCGGGTCCGCTCGGCAGGTGGATAGCCTCCCACACCTCCACGGTATCCTGCGTCCTGTAGGAGTCAGCGTACCACTGCGACTCGTCGGGGCCCGGTGCGCTCTCGATGGCATCGGCGTGGTCCGGGTACATACTCGACAGCTGCCAGCGATCCATAATGCGCCGGACGAAGTATGAGCGCGGCCACACGCCTACGCAATTGCGATCGTCTACGAGGAAATGAGCGGGGAAGATGCGCTCGACGTCCACCTGCTGCCGCAGCGGATCGATGTACGGCCACAGGATACCGAGTCCGGCCACAACAGCGTCACGCGTCGCCTGGTCGCCCTGGTCGCGCGCCGATGCTTCCTGGAATTTGGCATCGCAGTAGTACGTCAGCTTGCGGGCGCGCTCCTGCTCCAGGTAGTCGCCGCCAATGGTTACGAACATCGGGCGCGGGCGCGTCTGGGTGACCTCGCTCAGTACAGTATCCACTGCGCTGGCGATGACATTGCGCGTGATAGATGCGTCCTGCTGCAAAGCTGAGAACCCGCTGCCGATGATGGCGCTGCGGTCGCCATACAGGCAATAGGAGTCGAGAATCGTTTGCTGCCGACCCAACGTTACATCATCGAGTTCGGACGCCGCGTCGCACACGGCCTGGGCTAGGTCCTCGCTCTGTGCCTTCCACCAGCGCGTTTCATCCATTGTTCAGCTCTTTTCGCTTCTGGTGCCGCAGCGTCGCACCGCATGATCGCCCGCATGTCTTGGATTTGTTCCGCTGCTGCTTTGGTCCTAGCTTATCGCCGCAGATGGCGCACGTTGACACGGAGGCGTTATGTCCCGCGGCCCAGATAGGCATCCAAGCAGTCTCCTCGCTTGGGTGCAGCGGCGCAAACTGCAACCGCTTGGCGCCAGTGTAGGCGGTATCGCCTGCCCACACTAGGCCATCGCGGTACTCCAACGATTCGACGTAGCCACCGTGGGCCGGGTGCTCCGTCTGCAAATGCTGCACGGGTACGCGGATGTTGTTGCCCGGCCCGGGAGTGCCCGCGGGCTCAGCGAGTTCAGCGTGCACGAGTCGACGCCTCATGATTTTCGCATCTCTCGCAAGTTGGGCGCGCGCATCCGTGAGTGAGCAAAACGCATGTCGTCGTCGCCCGTAGCATCGCCGCCGCTGGGCGTGCCGAGGTCGGCGGGCTGCTCGTCGTCCGCATCTACCTGCTCGGTGGGCAGCGCACCAAGCGCCATTGAGATGTTGCCGACCTGTAGCTGCAAGATACCTTTTTCGCGGGCCAGGTCAGCAAGCTGACCTACAGAGGTCAGGGTTCCCGAATCAATGCTCATTTGCCGTCCTCGACGTGTCGTGTCACTAGTCCCCAAACGTACAGTCGTCGCTCATCCATCCGTCATCGCCCCTCGCTCGCTGCCGCTTGCGGATTAGCGCCTGAACCTCATCGTGCTCCTGCTGGGTCCAGCCATTATCCAGTATCGTCGCCGCTTGTACAACCTTCCCAGCCCGCTGCCAAGCCGCCAGCACCAGCGCTGAGACGATGTCAGCGTGCCCGCCGCCCGTCCGGCGAGGTAGGACAATCTGCAGTCGCCCAGCTGCCGTAGGCCTCGCCTGAACTTCTTTGAGGTCGCGCAGCAACTGCTTGTGCTCGGGTAACTCCAGCTGCCCTTGATGCAGCAGCGTCCGCAGTCGCACGTATGTCGCGGGCACGTCCGCTGGCGCGTCGAGGAAACCTAGCTGCTCCTCGGCCAGGTGTTCGATAATACTCTCGCGGTAGTGCGCATCGGCCATGACGCCGTCAATCCCGTGAGCCACGAGCATCGCCGCAAACTCGGCCACTGTCTCGCTCGGCTTAAGGGCAGCGTCGGGCCCCGGGCGCAGCTCCAGCAGGTCGGTAACACGGTAGATACCGCCTCGCCGTCGCATCGTGACGATTGCGCTGCTGTCGCGAGCAAAGCCGAAATCAGCGCCAGCCGTAAGCGTGTCGTCTGGCTGGTAGTCGGCCGTGGTCGGGCCGAGCTCCGCTGCGGTGCGCACAGCTGCCTCCAACTCGCGGTGGTCGAAGAACGTGGCGAGGCCGCCTGACATCGGCACTGCGCCATACTCGCGATCGAACGTAGCCTCATCTTGCTCGAGTTGCCGACAGCGGTCCTTGCTCAGCGTGGGATTTGCCACCCACGTCGGGGCATTGACGACCGTCTGCTCGGCCGTGTCGCCGCGCTCGAAGGCCTCATAATGCGCGTCCAGAGTGCTGAACGGGCTGCTGCTCAGGAACTCGCGAGCATTGGGCATCGTGACGATGGTGGGCCGCAGGCTGCGCAGCACCTCGGTCGCAGGGTTGGCGCCCGTGTCGCTGTCACGCCAACGGCTGACCTCATCGAAGACCAAGCCGATGCCGGTGAAACCAACGCTCGTCCGAAAACTAGCAGCGTAGACGCGGAACGCGCGCCGAGTGCCGCTGAGCTGGATCACATCGCCGCTCGGCTCGTAGTCAACGCCGAGCGCGTCGAGAATCTCTCTGATGGTGCCCAGCCGCTCGAGCGCCTCCGGCTTCTTGACGCTCACGAATGCAAAAACGCCCGTGTCACCGGGCGGCACGTCGTGCGAGCCATGCAGCACCTCGCAGACGGCAACGCGGCACAACGTCGAGCTTTTGCCGCCACGTCGGCCCACTTGTGGCACTAGGCGAATCTTGCCGCCGGCGTAGAAATCTCGGAGAACGCCTTTCCACCAGTCGCTGATGGGCGGGAAGCCCGCTGCCACAAGACGCTCGTCCTGCCACATGAGTTCGGCGAACATGTCGCGCTCGCCGGATCGCTCGGCTCGTAGCTGTTTGGCGTACTCGAGGACGGGGTCCATACAGGCCTACTCCCCCATCAGTTCCGCCACAGACTACTGAATCTCCTTGCGCACCGCGTCGACCGCGCTTTCCAGCAGCCGCAGACGCTGCGCAGGAGGCAACTCTGCGACGGTCTGCTGCTCGACAACCACATGCTCCGTGGCTTTGCCAAACGCGCGATCTAGGAGCATGCCAGCGGCGCGCACCCGCTGAGCGTCCTCACCGTGAGACATGACGTCTAGCAGCGTGCGGAGCGCCTTATCGGCGTTCTCGCGGCACAGCTGAACGAAGCGCTTATATTCGATGGTCGTGGGCAGCAGCGGCTTGCCCTTAGAGCTTTTGGCGCCCTTGGGGTTGCCGCTTTTGCCCTTTTGAAAGCCGTACGTGTTGCCTGCCACGAATGGCGAATTTGCCCGCTGTGATACCTCTCGCGCCTTGCTCATTGCGCCGCCGCCTCCCAGTCATCCGGCAGCACCTCGGCACGTAGTCGCCTCAGCGGGTGCGCGCGCAAAGCGTCACTCACGCCCGGCAGAGCCAACGCCGCGATCAACTCGCCGGTCACTTGGTATGCCCACTGCTCCCGCGTCGGATGACGTCGCACGTCGGCCGCTGTCGCGGTCGTGCCGCCCTCCGCATGACGGCCGCCGCCGATGCGCCGCCCGGGGCGAGGGTAGCCAAGGATCTTGTCCGCTGCGCGCTGCAGCGCTTCACAGAGCGCCTTGGTTCCGACGTGGTGCATCATCATAGTCCGTGCCTTGCGACCAGATATCCGTGCACCCGGGTCAACTCAGCAGCAGGTAGCACACGGTTGTACAGCAGTATTTCCGACACGGTGGCGTCCAAGTAGTGCGTTGCGGATGCCCAGCTGCCGATTTTCGGACCAGCCCAGTTCACGGTGCCGTCGTAGCTACCCGTCCCAATCGATATCCCGTCGCGCCATGCTTCCGACGATCCGCCGCTGGCCTCATCCAGCTCCAGCGTTACCACCTGCGCACCATCCTGCGATGCCGCGATGTTAATCCACGCACCGTCGTACGTCGCCACCGTCTCTGCGGTAAAGCCGAGGTTCAATGTAAATCCCGTTGTCGATGATGTGAGCACATCCTGATGCGGCTGCGACTTGTCGAGTAGATCCACCGCCACGAACAGAGTGTAGGAGTTGCTCGGGTCGGTCATGGACCCGAGGTCCATCCAGTTTGCGTCGGCGCGGGTGAACCTCACCCCGGGCCGACCGCCGGGGCCGCCTGTTGGCATGTACGTCGGCTGCCGCGCCGCTGTGGCCTGCACGGCATCGTTGCCCTGGCCAGAGAAGTCGGCCCACGCGCTGACGTCTGACCCGTTCAGCGTGATCCCCAGGTCAGCCCGCAGGCCCAGAATCAGCCCATCTAGGTCCGTCGGGACAAAGAATCTCCGGCGCCTTGAGGGCACACCAGCACGAATCCCGAGCATTATCTACACCTACATCATGATCCCAGTCAGAGCAACTCCAAGACACTTACAATCATGTAAGTAGTGAATATCCGCGCAAAGCGTCACTCACCTCTGGGTTACGTCGAAAAACATTCACTGTGGTCTCGCGCCCTTGGGCCACGTTGCCCACAGCCTGCCTTGACAGACTACATCCGCATACACGTACCCTCGCGGTTGCACTCCTCGCGGAGTAGCCTGCGGCCTGTCAGCGTGCGGGCGTTAGCGCATCCGACCCGATGCGGGGTGTTGTCATGAGCTGGCGACGCGGAACGCCAGGATGCTACTCACACCCAACTCTTGGCCACATCACGCGACGGGCCGACGGTGCCTACTGGTGGGTCCATCGTGGAGCGGAGGAAGGCCCGTTCTGGCGACTGAAGGACGCGAAAGGCCACGCCGAAAGAAACGGACGATGCGAGACCGACAGGACATAGATGAAAACCCGGTTACCCTCAACGCGCTATGCCGCATGGAACCCGATTGGGCAGCCAATAGGATCAGAGCGCTAGAAGGCAACGAACTGGCCAAAGAACGCGACGACGCGCAAGCCATGGCCGACGATCTGGCCTCGCGCGTCGAAGAGCTGGCCAGAGAGCGCGACTGGCACCTTGAGACCCTGCGCATGCTGCGGGGTTCATGGTGCGCCTCATCGTCACCGTGCAACGACTCCCCCGTAGGAACCCGTGCCATTTTGCGCGAGCGCGAACCCCAGCTATTCGAGGACCCATGCAACAAGTCATAGACGAGATCGTCTTGCCGCTACTGTCCGCGATTGTGGCAGCAGCGGCAACAACGTGGTTTGCGCTGTGGCAACTTTAGTGCCCGCAGCCCTCGACCACCCGATCCACGAACGCCTCGCACGGGCTGAGCCGGAGCACGAAGGGCGAGCAGCCCACGAGCCAACTTAGGATCGTTTGGCTTTCCGGCCGCCTTCTTCCTTTTTACGTGTAACGTTTTGGTAGTACCCAGCGACCGCACGAGCATGCGCGTCGTAAGCGTGCGCCATCTCGTCCAGCGCCTCAGCGTCGGCATGTGCGCACCCTCACTTGCTATCCGCCCGCCTGTGCTCCTCACACCATGGCTCATGCGCCGTTATGCCGCGCCATCGCATGTGTGTCGCTGGATTGTCGCAGCCCTTCATTCTGCAGCAGCGCGCCTTAATGCGCGCCTTGACGCGACCCTTGCCCCACCGCAGTGAGTTGTTGTAGCCCAAGGCATTGCATAGCGTGCACTGGAAGCGCCGGCCCTCGCCATGCTTCAGCGGCTGCCAATCGTGATATCCCGTCGCGCCATGCGAGCAGCTCATTTCGCCCGACGTTTGCGCCTTCGCACGCTCGAGCCGTTTCTCCGTCGTCATTCGCTATCACCCCGCTTCGCGCGCTTCATCGCCTCGACGGCAGCCCCAACGCTATCGACTTGAGCCGCGAACCCGCCCAGCGCCCTGACGCGCTCGCGAAACGCCGCCTGTTTGGCAGCGCGCGCCCTGTCGGTGCGTGCGCCGGGCTTCTTTATTTCCAGTGCCCACAGTCGACAAGTGATCGGCATAGAGCCAAAAGCTACGCCGCCCATCAGATCCGCCGTGCCCTCGTCTGCCAATTGCATCCAGCCGCCGCGGACGCGCACCTTGCCGCTGTTGACGCGGATGGCCAGCACGTCGGGGTCGAGGGCCAATGCGTCCTGCACTGCGCGGCTCAATTTGGTCTCCGTCATGCGAACAGTTCCTGCTGGCGGCCAGCGGCGAGGATGTTGGCGCGCGCTTGGTCGAAGTAACTCCTCTTCAGCTCCACTCCGACGAAGCGACGACCCATTTCGCGCGCGACGTAGCCTTCACTACCGATGCCCATAAACGGACTTAGGACGATGTCGCCCATGTTGCTCCACATGCGCATAGCGCGCTCGATGACGTCGAGCTGCAGCGGGCATATGTGCCGCTCGTCCTTGTCCTCTCGCGCACCGATCTTCGATAGCGTCCGGGTCGCATTGATGTCGGCCCAAACCGGCGACGCGTACCGCTGCCACACCTCGACGGGAAACGAGTCGTTGGTATGGCTCACTCGCTCAGGGTTGTCACCCGGCTTGCGCATCGTGACGAGATAGTCCGCGATCCCTTGCCGCGACATGCACGAGTCCTTCTTCAACTGCTTGTGCAGCAGACCAAGCGCCTTGGTTCGTTGCATTGCGGTGACCGGATCCTTCCAGATGCAAACCTCGGAGTGATAGATCCATCCCGCGTCAATGAACATTCGGATGAGTTCGCCGCGGAAATCGCGGATGCCGATGTAGCCATCACGCGCCTTAACGGTCGGAATGTTCATGCAATGAAACGAGAGCAGCCGCCCCGGTTTGGTCACGCGCAACAGATCACCGACGAGGAATGCGAAGTGCTCGGCAAACTCTCCTTGATCCGCGCAGTTGCCCATATCGCGGTCGCTATTGCTGTACACATACAGGCTCGCGAACGGCGGCGAGAAGATGGTGTAGTGGACACTGCTCTCCGGCAGTCCCTTGACCGCATCTATGCAGTCGCCATGGTAGAGCGCCACGTCGTCATTGAGCACCTGATCGATCACATCCATTGCGGTAGCCTCATCTCCTGCTGTGCCTCATATGCCGTTTCGGTTCGTTTCGTCTGCCCAAGCTGCGCGCAGCTAAGCTCTGCCATGTGGGCCACCATGCCGCGCGTCAGCCGTTCCGCGTCGTCCTGTTTGCGCTTCAGGTTGTCCACGATTGCGCCCTCCTGCTCCGATGTGATGACGTGACAGCCGACAGGGCGCCCCTGTCCGAATCGCCAACATCGGCGAATGGCCTGGTACCATTGTTCAAATGAGTGAGACACGCCAACGAATGCGACCCGGGCGCAGTGCTGCCAATTCATCCCATGGCCGGCAATCGACGGCTTGGTCACGAGCACACGATGTTCGCCACGAGAAAAACCCCACATGCGCGACTCCTTCGTAGACGTGTCGTGCCTCCCGGCCACCTCGACAGCATCGGGTATCGCCGCCGCGAGCGCTGAACTCTCCGCGTTGAGGTCGCACCAAACAATCCACGGCTCATCCGATGCATTGACCATTTCGGCGCATAGCGCCACGCGCTCCGGTAGACTCACGCGCCGAGCTGCGCGCTGGGCGCTGAGCGTACGCGCCTCCGCTGCAAACAGCAGTCCCGCCTGTCGGGCGACATCCGCGCTATCGGCCTCCACTACGTGGTGTCGCACGTCGAGCGGAGGAAGATCATACCCATCATCGTCGTATCCAAGATCGCTCGGCGTCTTGAGGTTGATCGCCCACGACGAAAGCCACTGCCAGAAGTCTGCCTCCGCGTGGCCCTTGATGCGCCAGTCCTGCGTGCTGCCGCCGTCGTGCACGAAAAACATCGCGAGCATCTCGGCCCGCGTCATCGCCCCAAGAAACTCGGCATGATTGCCGAGTTCGACGAAATCGTTAGGGGCCGGCGTCGCGGTGCAACAAAGCTTGTACGGTGTCAAGGCGAACGAGTCGATCAGTTGGTTGCGCGTCTTGCTCGTGTAGTCCTTGAGCACGCTGGACTCGTCGAGCACTACGCCGCCATACTCGCTGACGTCGATGCGATGCAATTTCTCATAGTTGCAGACTCGGATCTGGGCGGGCGCTTTGCTCACGTAGAGATGTTCGATTCTCACGTCGATCTTGTCTGCCTCTGCAACGAATTGCTGGGCCACCGCTAGCGGCGTCAGTATGAGCACAGGTTTGGCCGCGTGCGCCGCGACACAGCGCGCCCATTCAATAGCGATCCACGACTTGCCGAGCCCGCAATCGGCCCATACGGCGGCCTTGCCGATGCGCAGCGCCCATCGCGTAATGTCACGCTGGAACGGGAACAGTTGCGGCGATAGCGGCGGCGGCAAATCGATGCCGCATGGGCGCACCACGAGCCGCTTGCGTTCTAGGAATTCCGTGTAGCTCACCTCTCCTCCTCTCTGCGCCTTGCGTCGATCGCCCGCTGCACCGCATAGCGCAGGCGCCGCCGCTCCGCGATGCACAGCCGACATTGCGCCCGCTGGTAGCCGTACCAATGGCATGGGCGCACACGCCCGCATCTGCTGCACTGTCGTCCCCGTTCGCTCATTTTGTGTTCCTCCGTTTGAAAGGCCGGCTGGGGCAAAGAATCGACGCCCTACCCCTTCGGCCCACTATTTTGGTGTGGGCCCCGCTGGCCAGCGCAGCGGGTGATCGTCATGCGCCAACCTCCCACTTCATTTTGACTTGTATATCCTTGCCAAT